AGATTTAATAATATTTATACAGATTTAATAATATTTATACAGATTTAATAATATTTATACAGATTTAATAATATTTATACAGATTTAATAATATTATTTTATTAATAAATATAATATTAATATTATTATATGGAGGAAAAAATATTTATGTTTTTTGTATGTATAGCATTTATTTATTTAATTTATATACAATATGGATTTTCAAAATGTCTATTTATTAAAAATAAAGAACCATTTACTCCAAAAGAAGTTAATAATATTATTCAACCATCTGGATCTAATACAATTGGTACATTAGATACAAATTATTTTAAAAAAACAAAAATTAAAACTGTAAGTAACGGATATACTGAACAAATGATAAATAATTTAAAACCAAGTATTCCTAGTCCAGATAATAATTCAAATACTGATAATATGGGTAATTTCCCTAATAGTGAAAACGGTAATAATGAATTACCAACAAAAGAATTTGAATACCCAAATAAATATAAATTTACGGTTGATTATCCATGCAGACCTAGTGCTACAGGTATGTATTCAGATTGTGGTGTATGGTCAGCAAATATAGGATGGAGTGCTGATCCATATAAAGGACTTAATTGTAAATTAGATAATACTAATAGTCCTGTAAATAATACTAATATGAATCAAAATCGAGAAACTGAATATAAACATAATGATTATAAACGAGGTATTTCAGGAGTAGGAACAGGTGTGTTAAGATAATAAATTATTATTATAATACTGTTATAATAATAATAATAATGTATTTGTTATGCTTATTAACGAGCATACATTAATCCACAATTACCACCTATAAATGTTAATATATTATACCGTTCTTCATGAACTGTTAAATCATAATTATAATCATATATCATCCAATTTGATTTATTTACACCAATAATACCTCCACCAGACGGATCACATATTGTATAAAATTGCGCAGATGGATCTAATTCAGGTTGCCATGTAGTAAACTCTAATTCTATATTTGTAAATGTACTCATATTCATTGCACCAGATGGTTGAAAATCATAAGGATCATTATTTATAGCAAAACTATAAGTATATAAACCATTTTTAGATGTTCCTGTATTTAAACTTCTATATTTTTCTAAATATTCATATACCCCATAATCCATAACATTTTCTCTATATTTTCCATCTAATAATATTCCTAATTGTAGTAATATATTTTTTTGATTAGAAGAATTATAAATATTAGATGTATAATAACCAGTAGAATAACCAGATGGTTCTATTCCAGGACCAATATCTATTGCATCAGGACTACAATCTAATGTCCAATTTCCAGATGGATCTGCCATAATTATATCATTTGGTAATACATTATTATAAGGCCAATTAGTGTAATTACTCCATTGATTTCTTAAATTAACATCTGTTCTTTTAAATGTCCACATCCAGGACGATACCATACCCATAGTGTTATCTAATTTTATTTTTTGACTTCCAGTAACATTGTAATAATTCCATGAATATATAGATTTAAATAAATAACGTTGTTCATTAGAAGCAAACAATTTTGCTTCTTCTTCTGATAAAAAAGCATAGGTTGATAATAAATGAACATCCGCATTCCAATTTGTTCTTCTATCAACATAAGAAGCTCCTGGACCACTAATTGTATTTAAAGATATATCAGGAGGTGGTTGTAAGAATCTATAAAATTGGTATATTGCTTCATTAAATTTTGGTTGTATATATGGAAAATTATTTGTTTGATCCATTACATCACGTATAACAAACAGTTCTTGTACTGGTCTAATTCGAACATTTATTTCTAATTCATTATATTGTAATGCTACTAATGGGAATGCCATTTTAGCTGCCAAAGTAAACCATGTATTCATTGGTATATAAATTTTTCTACTACGAATAGATGGCTCAGGACCTATAGGATTATCCGTATAATAAGCATTTGGGTACGCATTAATACGACCTAAAATATTTCCAGGATCATTCAATTCTTTTGTATTACCTGACATTTCATCATATAACTCTCTTTTAGTAAGAGAAAAATCTCTTTCAATCATTGCTAATAAATAATCACCAGTATATCTATTAAGTATTTGGCCACCGATTGAAATTTCTACTTCTTGTATCATTTGTGTTCCCAAATTGTCAATCCATTTAAATTCATATGGAGCCCAATTAGAACTACAATCTTGTGGGGGGTATATAGGACTCCATATAGTAGGTAATGTTACTACTAAATATGTATCCATTAATAATTCAGCATAACGCTTTATTCTAAACGTAAATAATGATGACTCTGTCATTCTTAAATTTCTCAAACCATCAAAGTCGGTTCGAAATTTTTGTAAACCAAAGTTAGTATATTTTTTATAGGTTGTTTTAAAAAAAGTTTTCGAAGGATTCCCATTTAAATATACATTTTGATTTCCATAAGATACTATGTTCAAAAGTCCTCCAGCCATATTTATATATATATATATTTATCTACAATAATATTTAACTCTATTTATCATTATATTAAATTATATTAAATACTACAATTAGTAAATTAATATTTAAATATCAATATGAATATGATATAATAATTTTTTTTCATATCCTAATATAATATAAGTATGATAGAAAAAGCGAAACAAATGTTTTCAAAATTAAATTTAGAACAAAATAAGGCTATAACAATTAAATATGTATCCTATTTAATTATAGCTCTTTTAATATTTTGGTTTATTGCTTACGTTTATAAAAAGGTAAATTTAAATAAAAATAATTGTAATAATTTATCAAGTATATACACTAGTTTCCCAACATTATCGTCATTTAATCCAGATGACTCTTCATATCAATTTCTATTAAGAGATTATTATGTTAAAACAGCTTATAATTGTTGTTGTAGTGGTCAATTCAAAAATGACTGGGTTAATACATGTGCTTTAAAAACTGCTATTGGACAAGGAGCTAGAGTACTTGACTTCGAAATTTATTCAGTTAATAATCAACCAGTTATTGCTACATCTTCTGTCAATGATTATCATACCAAAGAAATGTATAATCAAGTGGCGTTTTTAGACGCGATGAATATTATAAATGATAATGCATTTGCTGGTGGTTCTTGTCCATGTCCGAATGATCCATTAATATTACATTTTAGAATATCTAGCAATAATAAAGAAATTTATACTCAAATGGCAGACACTATATATTCTTCTATTGGACCTAAACTATTAAGCAAAGATTATAGTTATGAATATACTGGTCATAATTTAGGAGCAGTTCCACTAAAAGAATTAGTTGGTAAAATTATTATTTCAATTGATAGAAGTAATCCTTTGTTTGAAGATACACCACTTAAAGAGTATGTTAATATTGCTTCAAATTCTATTTTTTTAAGAGCATCGAGAGATTATGATATTAAATATACACCTGACTCAAATGAACTTATTGAATATAATAAAAAAAATATGACACTTTCTTTACCTGATATTAGCCCACATAATACCAATACAGCTCCTGCTTTAAATTTCGGGTATGGTTGTCAATGGGTCGGTATGTGTTTTCAAAATTTCGACGCCAATATGCAGTTCTATAGTTTATTTTTTGATAAGACAGGACATGCTTTTGCTCTTAAACCAGAACACCTTCGTTATGTACCCGTTACTATTTCCGAACCAACAAAACAAGCTCCTGAAAACTCATTCACAACAAGAACACATTCTACCGATTACTACTCATTTAGTGTTTAATAGTAATGTAATATTTTTTATTATTTTATCACATCATTAATAATATAATAATTCTTTGTTTATATATATATATATATATGTCTTCATCATGTACGCCAAAATTAACATTAGAAGATAAAGAACTTGCTATATTACGCGATGCCGTAGATATAGCTGAAAAAAAGAAAGGACGAAAAACGGTAAGTGACCCTGATGTTAAAAAAATAATAGGTATTTTAGAAGATTTTCTAAAAAAGAAAAGGCTCGTTTGTTATGGAGGCACTGCTATTAATAATATTCTTCCTTTAGAAGACCAATTTTATGATAAAAATATTGAAATTCCTGATTATGATTTTTATTCACCAAATGCTCTCGAAGACGCAAAAGAATTGGCAGATATATACTATAATGATGGGTTTCAAGAAGTTGAAGCTAAGGCTGGTGTTCATCACGGAACTTATAAAGTATATGTAAATTTTATTCCTGTTGCGGATATAACCTATTTAGATAAATCTCTTTTTAAAAGAGTTCAGACAGACGCTGTTCGTGTTTATGGTATATTATATTGTTCTCCCAATTTTCTTCGTATGAATATGTATTTAGAATTATCTAGACCTGCTGGAGATATTAGTAGATGGGAAAAAGTTTTAAAAAGACTTATATTATTAAATAAGAATTATCCTCTTAAAGGAAAACATTGTGATCCTAACTCATTTTTAAGACAATTTGAAAATGTAAATCCTAAAAGTGAAGAAAAATTATATTATACAGTCCGGGATGCTTTTATAGACCAAGGATTGATTTTTCTTGGTGGTTATGCCAGTTTTTTATATTCGTCTTATATGTCTAAAAAACAAAGGAAATTATTTCATAAAACACCTGATTTTGATGTATTAGCCGAAGAACCAGAACAAGCAGCGGTAATATTAAAAGAAAGATTAGAAGATTTTGATTATAAAGGAATTAAAATAGTTAAACATGATGGTATTGGTGAATTAATTGCCCCTCATTATTCTATTACTGTTAAAATCGAAAATACTGAAGAAACTGTTGCGTTTATATATAAACCATTAGCATGTCATAGTTACAATGTTATAAAAAAAGGAACAAAAACTATTAGAGTTGCTACAATTGATACTATGTTAAGTTTTTATTTTGCCTTTTTTTATAGTAACCGTGATTATTATGATGAAAATCGTATATTATGTATGGCTCAATACTTATTTGACGTTCAACAAAAAAATAGACTTCAACAAAAAGGATTACTTAAAAGATTTAGTATTAATTGTTATGGAAAACAAGAAACACTTGAAGATATGAGAAATACAAAGGCTCAAAAATATAAAGAATTAAAAGATAAACGAAATACAAAAGAATATGAATCATGGTTCTTACGTTACATTCCATTTGAAGAAAAAACAAATAACAAAGAGAGAAAATCAAAGAAAAATAAAACTAAAAAGAATAAAACTAAAAAACACAAAACGAAAAATAATAAAACTAAAAAACACAAAAAAAATATTATTGAAATTTTTAACGTAATTTAATTTTAATTTCTATAATAAAATATATGAACAACAAAATTATTTTTCTTATATTTTTATTTATATTTGTTATATTTGTATCATCATCTAATAATATAGAAGGATTTAACACATATAATAGTTGTATTGAGCAAGGATATCCTATGGATTTTTGTGTGAAAACACCAATTCAATCTAAAATAGATAGCGGTTTTTGTAGTTGTGCAGATGGTTATTTTGGTTCATGGCATATGGGTGATGGCAAATGTTATTGTTTTCTAGATAATGGATTAATACAACATAATAAAAATCACGAGTTTCAATCAAGTCCATTTTAATGAATTTTTATTATAATAATGATTTTTTTAAATTATGTATAAAAAAATCTACATCTTTATTTGTTAAAATTAATGATGGACGTAATCGCATAGATTGTTTACCAGATGTTCCTATATTAACATTATTTTCAATTAATCTATCTTTCAATATACTACTATTATCACAATCAAAAGCAATAAATAATCCCTTTCCACGAATCTTTCTTATTTTTCCAGTTTTATTTTCTACTTCTAAAAGTTGTTCCATTAAATAGTTTCCAGTATTAATTGATTGTTCTAATAATTGTTCTTCTACAATAATATCGTAAATTTTGTTACTTAAAATTATCTTAAACGGGTCTCCCATCCATGTATTAAATGTTTGAAAAGGAGTATCTGTTTTATATTCGCTTTTACAAAAATATCCTGACATCTGCATCTTCTTTGAAAATGTCATAATATCAGGAATTGAATTTTTATTATCCGACCAATACTGATGACCCCATATTTTCCCTGTTGAACCACACCCTGTTTGTACTTCATCTACAATAAATGTAATATCATAATCTAATGCTAATTGTCGCAAATTAATAAAATAATGATTTGAGGCATGTCTATCTCCACCTTCCGCTTGAATCGGTTCAATTATCATACCAGCAATTGTTTTATTATTTTTTAATATTTCTTGAGTTTCTTCAAGACATTTTACTTCTTCAATAGAATTATAATAATTATTTTCTTCTAATGGATATTTTAATTGTGGAAATGGTGCTACCGGCCAATTAAAAGCAGGTATGTTAATCTTATGCCACGCATTAGACCTAGTAGTCGATAAACACCCCATAGTTCTTCCATGAAATGCTTTTTTAAATGATAAAATGGATAGATTTGGAGAACCTGGTTCATTATTCTCTAATGCTGATTTTAACCTATGTTCCATGTTATGATTTGAAAAATTATTACGAGCAAATCTAATAAAAGACGCTTTAAAAGCATTCTCATTCGCTCCAGAACCACATCCACATGCTACATACATAAAATCTAAACCATCTGGACAATAATTATTATATAATAATTCTACATTTTTTTTCCACTCAATTGGTGGATTTACACCAAGTGCTGGACGATGTAGTAACAACTTTTTAATATCTACATCATTCAAATCCAAATTGTTTAATTTATTATGATTATATCCTAATGGCAATGAACCAATATTTCCATACATATCTAAATATTTCTTACCATTTGAATCAATCAAATAATTTCCTTTACTTTTTTTTAAATTTGTAAATAATTTAATATTTCGTGAATCTATAATTTTATGAAATGACATTATTAATAATTTATAAAATGATTTATCTTTATATATTTTCATCTTTAAATCGTTAAATATAAAATAATATCTCTCCAAATATTTTTAAATACTGCTATATGTTGTTTTATAAAACTATCTTTTCTCCAACTATCTGGAAATAATGTATCTATTTTCAATCCTACTCTAAATATATACACTAAAAATACGAATATAATCTCTCTTAATCTAAATAATAATATATCTAATATAGTCCAATTATTTACATAACTACACATATTATTTGATTTATTGGTTTCAAAAAAATTATGTGTATCCATTAAACCCTCTAGTAATCTTGGATAAATGTTTTTTTCATTTTTTATAAAAATAGTTCTCGTTATTTTATCAAGACTTTGTAAATTAAAAAACACTATTTTCCTATTATTCTTTGGTTTGAATATATATGGAAATGCTCCATCTATACACCCATCATCATCTGTTAATTTTTTATCTATTAAATAAGGAATGTAGAGAGATTTAATCAAACAATTTAATAAATCTTCTTTACATTTATAATTCTTTTTTATTATTTGTTTCCCTTTTATAGTATCAAAATACGTAAGATAAAATTTATTATTTATTTTTGATATATCCTCTTCATTAATTAATTCATTAAATTTTATTTTTATTAATTTGATTAATTTTTTGAAATGTTGATGTTTTCTCAAACATTTAAAAGCATAGCTGGCTATATTTATTGATATATCCATTTTATTTAATATAAATAATAGTCCTAATATAGCTCCAATACTACACCCTGATACTCTTTTAATTTTTATTTTATTTCTCTCTTCTAATTCTTTTATATAAAATAATCCTCCTAACATATACACCCCATTAAATGCTCCACCATCTAACACTAAATCTATTTCATTCGGTATATTATTTTCTGGAATATTTTCTATTAAACTAGATATAAATGCTTTTAAAGCCATTATTATTATTAATTCCTTACATTTATTTTTTAATTTATATACTAATTATTAAAATAATTGATTTGTTTTTATGTTATATTTTTTATTAACATTAAAACATACTAGATAAGATTTAAATAAAATAATTAAATGGATATTAATTACGATAAATTATTTCGGTTTATGTGTAAAAACGGATATCTTAATGATGTCAAAAAATTATACAACTTAAAACCTGACATTGACA